TACTCAAAGAGCAGGGAATGGCGGCATGTCGCAAGCATTCCTCTATTGATCGTCGAGTTGTGGAAAAAGCAATACGGCGCCGATCCGCTCGCCAAGGGCAATGAAACGCTATTGCGTCGTCTTCTCAACGATCCGGACCTTCGCTTTCTACGAACTTCATCGGGCTGGATGTAATGAGCTTGCAAAATTATGCCGATTTAATCGGCGCCGTTCCGAATTGGCTTGCCCGGGTCAATGATGCCGAACTGACGGCCATCGTTCCCGACCTGGTCGCCTTGGCCGAGAAGCGCATCTATTATGGCGCCGGCGGCGCGGTTTCCTCTCCGCCCCTTCGGCTCAGGGAGATGGAGCAGTCCCTAACCCTACCCTTGAGCGGCCAATCTACGACGCTGCCTTCCGACTATCTCGCTTTGCGGCGAATCCATCTCGGAAACAACATTGGAGAAACCGTCTATCTGTCGCCGCAGAATTTCTGGCCTTGTGTATCTGCCAGGCTAGCGGGACGCTCGCGCTTCTATACGATCGAAGGCACGCAGCTGCAGATCACCCCTGTTCCCGGTACGGGAGATACGGCGATGCTCGATTATTTCGCCCTGCCGGCATCGCTCGGTGCTGTCGGAACCAATGCGGTATTCGCCACCTATCCGCATCTGTATCTCTATGCGACCCTTCTCGAGGCCGCGATCTATTGCGGAGATGACCAGGGTTTGCAGAAATGGCATGGCCTCTATTTCGGTGCAGCCGCGGGCATCACAGCACAGGACGAAGCGGCGCGGAATAACGCCACCCCTCTTGCCATGCGGACAGCATGATCCGCGTCGCTGAATTCATGCCAGATCGGCCGCTCTATCAAGGTGGGGCAGGCGAGGCCCTCAACGTCGTGCCACGCTCGCATTCCTATTCACCGCTCGCGGCGTTGGCCAATTTCAGTACGAATGCGCTTCTGACAAGGGCTCAGGGTGCAGCGTCATTTCGATCCGCTGGGAATGTCGTCAGCTTCTATGCCGGTGACGCGAGCAAGCTCTATCGGCTTAACACCAGCAATGCCTGGGTCGATGCTAGCGCTGCGATCTTCCGGACAGGGAGTGATCAGCAGTGGAACTTTTGTCAATTCGGTCAACTTGCCGTGGCCGTCAATGGCGCCGATGTACCTCAAAAGAATACCATCGGCGCGGTGACGAATTTTTCCACGCTAGGCGGCAATCCGCCGGTGGCCAAATATGCCGTGCCGGTGCGGGATTTTCTTTTTCTGGGCAATCTGCAGAGTGATCCGCAGGCAGTACAATGGTCGGCGATCAATAATCCCGAGGCGTGGGTGATCGGTCAATCGCAGGCCGATATTCAATCCATGCCTGATGGCGGCTGGGTGCAGGGCATGGTGGGTGGAGAATTTGCCATCGTTTTCAGTGAATTCGCCATCAACCGGTTCACCTACGCAGGCAGCGCGGTGATTTTTCAGCGCGACCAGATCGCCACCAATATCGGTGCCAGTATTCCCGGTTCCATCGCCGGCTTCAGCGACCGGGCGTTTTTCGTTCATCGTACGGGTTTTTATACGATTGTCGGCGGTCAACTCGTCCAGCCCATCGGCGCGGAGCGCGTCGATAACTATTTCTGGACGAACCTCAACACGTCCTTCGCGCATCGCGTGACATCTTCCATCGACCCGGAGCGTGCGCTTTATGTCGTGAGTTTTCCCAACACCGCCTCAGCCGATGGCACGCCCAACGAATGGATGATTTATAATTGGGTGGTGGATAGATGGTCTCATGCCTTACCGGGCAATCATGAAATCATCTATTCGAGCCTGTCTTCGCAACAATGGTCGCTCGAGCAGATCGGTGCGGTTTACCCCCGGCTCGATAATGTACCTTATTCATTGGACAGTGGTGTCTGGTCGGGTATAGGGCGTCTGTTGCTCGGCGCCTTCGATGCCAATCATTACGGCGCCTACGCCAATGGCGGCACGCTTCCGGCTACAGTCGATGCATCGGAAGTCAATATCGTCGAGGGAAAGAGGGGATTGCTCGGTCGGGTTCGACCCCTGGTCGAGGGCAAAGCGGTAAACGTCACGGTGGGGGTCGGAACCCGCGACCGGCTCGATCTCGCGCCGCGCTGGTTGAATGCCGTCAGCCTGGAGCCTAACGGTTCGGCGATATTTCGCGCAAACAGCCGCTATCATCGGATCCGAATGTCCACCGATCCGGGTGCGTTATGGACTCATATTCTTGGGGTCGATATCGAACAAATGCAAGGCGCTGGAACTCGATGACAGTCACCAGCTCCACACCACTGCTTCCCTCGGCCGGAGCAAGTGGCCGAGATGTCGCCCGCGCCGTGAACGCCGCACTAAATGGGAAAATCAATGCCGTGCAATCTTTGACCTTGGCCGCGAACGCGGGCACGACGGTATTGATCGATCAGCGCATCGCCGCGTCTTCGTACCTCGCATTTACACCGCGAACTGCGAATGCGGCGGCGGCGCTCGCCACCACCTATGTTGCGGCACAAGGCAAGGGCCAGGCCACGATTGCCCATCTCAATCTGGCTCAGACCGACCGGGCTTTTTCGGTTCTCATCATTGGATAATCTCAGGACATATCATGGGACTTTTTGGTTCAAACAGCAAAAGCAAGAGTACCAGCTCGAGCAATTCATTTTCCTTCAGCCTGCAGAATAGCGGGCCGTGGCAGCCGCAGCAGCCTTATCTCCTCGCGGCATTTCAGGATGCGCAAAATGCCTACAATCAGAGCGCGCCTTCCAACCAGACTATCGCTGCCTGGAAAGGCAAGCAGAACCGCGCCTTAACGGGGTCACCGCTTGTCCGTGGGGCCGACGATTATCTGCAAAATATTTTTAATGGCACCTATCTTAATCAGGGCAATCCCTATTTCCAGAAGGCTGCCGATCTCGCGCGTCAGGCCGTCGATCAAACTTATGAAAGATCGGGACGTTATGGAAGCGGCGCCCACGACGGCGCGGTTGCCGGCGCCGTGGGGCAGCTCGCCTATAACGACTATCAGGCCGAGCTTAATCGGCTCGACCGGGCCTCGGCGCTCGCGCCCACGCTCGCGCAGCAGGATTATGTCGATCTCGATGCGTTGCGCGAGACGGGGTCCGATCGTGAGAATTTCGGTTTCAATCGAGTCCAGCGCTTCCTTGACCTCGTCAATGGCAATTATGGTAGTTCGGGCAGTTCCTTCAATATCGGCAATCAAACCGGCACGACGACAAGCAGGACTTCCAACTCAGGGAGCATATTGGGCAACGCGCTTTCTCTGGGCGGGAAACTCTTGTCGTTTCTATAGGAGAGACCATGCCAATCAAAGATTACGCCACTGTGCCTTTGTCCAATACCGCTATTAGCGGCATCGATATTTCGGAGGGATGCAACCCTGCCAATATCAACAATGCCCTGCGCCAACAGATGGCAGACATCGCAAGCGAATTTGTCGCGCAATCCGTCGCGGCGTCGGCTGCTATTCTCGATCTCGGGAGCCAGAACGGCTCGGTCCTTATCACGGGCAATATTGCTATAGGTGCCCTGAGCGCGGTTGCCACGCCAGCGCCCGCAGGATTGCGACGGATTCTCATTTTCTCTGGTGCGCCGCTCATTATCTATAGTGCCACTCTCCTGCTTCCTGGGGGCGCCAATATCCAGGCGGCGGCCGGCGATACAGCGGAGTTTGAAAGCCTGGGGGGCGGCACTTGGCGATGCTTATGGTATCAGCGCAACGGCGGGATTTCCGTCACGAGTCACCTAACCAACCGCATCATCAATTATAATATGAATGTCAATCAGCGCGGTGTAACCAGTGCCGCCAATCAGACGTATGGATACGACCGCTGGTTCGTTATTACCGAAACGGGCACCGTAACCCTGGGAAATATTGTTGCACCTGAACCGGGCTATATTGGCGCTCTGCGCCTCACTCAGCCTGACGCGGTACCCAAGCGTATTGGTATCGGTCAAATCATTGAGTTTGGGAATTGCGTTGATCTGCAAGGACAGGCGGTGAGACTTCTCTGCCGAACCCAAATTTCCTCCGCAATTCCGGTGCGATTTGCATTGCTGGCCTGGAGCGGGACCGCGGATGCCATGCCGCGGGCACTTATCAATAACTGGGCCAGCACGACCTATACCCCTGGAAACTTCTTCGTGGCGAATGGGAATCTGAGTGTCGTGGCCACCGGCTCGGTTCAACCGGGCGCAGCCGTTAAGTCCAACCTCATGAATTTTGCCACCGTACTGCCTGGGGGGTTTAGCAATCTTGCGATTTTGATGTGGACCGAAAGCACGTTCGTCCAGAACGGTACTATTGACTTCTGGGGGGCAGACCTAGCTTTGGGGAACGATTTGGTTCCCTCACCGCCACGGCTGGCAGGACAAGAACTTACCTTATGCCAACGCTATTTTGAAAAAAGCTACGATACAGCGACGGTGCCCGGCACGGCAACAACCGTGGGGGTGCTGAATACGCCCCTGTTTGCCGGCCAGACCTTGCTGGTTCAGCACGCTCGCTTTTATGCGATGCTGAAGCGAACGACGCCTACCGTGACCTGGTACTCCTCCGACGGGTCTCTCAATAACGCTTGGGATACGAGTTTCGGAAATCGCCCGATCACCTCGACATTGTATGGTAGCGCTCGGTCTCTCCCGGTCCCGGTTATGGGCAATTACGGCACGAGCGGGGCGCTGGCTCTCAACCACTTCACGGCCGATGCGGAAATATAATGGCAAAATATAAACTACAACCTGATGGGGTTCTCGATCGGGAGACCGGCGGGTTCATTAGTGAAAATGTCGAGAATGCCGATTGGCGCGCATTCATCGCCTGGCAAGAAGCCGGCAATCGCGCCGACCCTTGGAAAAATGAAGCGGAGCTGCTTGCCGATGCCAAAGAGGAGCGGCAGATGCTCGTCGAAGCCTCTCTTTCACAAGCAC